ATGGTTGCAAACATGGGTACAATTACAAAACGAACAACAAGTAAAGGCGAAATCCGCTATAGAGCTTTGATACAAGTCCGCAAGCAAGACATCAATTTTAATGAATCTCGCACATTTAGTAAAAAGGCTTTAGCAGAAGCCTGGATAAAAAAGCGTGAAGCAGAGATTGAGGAAAACCCAGATATTTTGCTCGGGAAGAATAGCACAGCCATGATACTAGCAGATGCGATTGATCGGTATCTGGAAGAAATTAATGAAGCTCTAGGTACATCTAAACGTTACAAGCTGAAATTTTTTAAGCAGTTTGCGTTTTGCCATAAACGCATTGATCAACTCTCCAGAGAAGATTTTGCCCAGTATATCTTGCAGCGTCGTGCGGGTATTCCTGAGATGGGTCTAGACCCAATCGCCAAGTCCACTGCGGATCAGGAGATTCAATATCTGCGCTCTGTGTTGAATCATGCAGAGTTGCTTTGGAATCAACCTGCACCAACCAAAGAGTTAGAGCAGGCTGCGCGTGGTTTACGTAATGCACGACAGATTGCAGGGTCTGAAACTCGTAGTCGCTTGCCAACAAGTCACGAGCTGCAAACGCTGACCAGTTACTTTCATGACCGCTGGGAAAATACCAATACCACTATGCCACTGCATTTGATTATGTGGTTGGCAATCTATACATCGAGAAGACGCGGAGAGCTGTTTGGCTTACGTTTAGATGACTATGACCCTGAACATGGTGTTTGGCTCGTCCGCAACATTAAGAACCCGAACGGTGCTCAAGGGAATAATAAGCGCTTTAAGGTATCTGCCCAGGCAAAACAGATTATCGACCAGTTACTAGATCCGACTGTGCGTAAGAAGATGATGCGCTTAACTGATGATGGTAGTTTGTTGCTTCCACTGGAAGCTGGAGCCGTAACTCGTGTGTTTACCAAAGCATGTAAGATATATGGCATAGAGGATTTGTGGTGGCATGACCTACGCCATGAAGCTGCGACACGTTTGGCAGAGCAGGGGCTAACCATTCCTCAGATTCAGCAATATACGCTGCATGACAGTTGGTCGAGTTTGGAGAGATATGTAAATCTGGACTTGATACGGAAAAACGTGCTGGAGTTTGATGATGCTATAAAAATGTAAAATAATTGACATTTACTTATGTGAAAAATAAACTATTATAAATTAATAATTTATATTTAAACAAAAGAGATACTAATAATGGCTGTAGATGAAAAGATTCAGCAAAAGATAGATTTTTACTTCAATGTTTTAGATCGATACGATCACTATATTGAGTTGGCAGATACTAAAGCAGGAAATCACCTTACACTTCTTGGGACATTACTAGTTGCAGTTACGGCAGTATTTAGTTGGGGAGTAATAATACCTGAAACTGGTAAGCATTTCGTATTAGGATGTAATTTGCAAACAGGTCTAATATTTTTATTTTTATTTTTTTTAGTAAGTTGTTGGTATTGGTACTGTATATGTAATAGTGTTTTAAAGCCAAATACGAAGCCTGTTAAAGATGATGCAACAGCACAACAAACAAATCGTGCAACTTCAACCATATTTTTTGGGGATGTTGAAGAAATTAAATTAGATGAATTCGAAAAAATAGTTTTAGATGAAATGGATGAGGGGAAATTATTAAAAGATCTTGTGGGGCAAGTCCATGTCGTTGCACATATTACTAAAGTGAAATTTGAAAATTATTCGAAAATTAATAGAGCTGTTTTAGCATCAGTGCTAGTAAGTATTTTAATTTTAGTTATTTCTGGTGTGCTTAAGTTAGGATAAGAAAATGAGTAATAATATATTTGATAAAAAAAATTTTAGTGAAATGTTTGATGCATTTAATGCAAGACCAGTTACTAAAAATGCTTATGATAGTGCTTATGCTGCTTTATCAGAATCTAAAATGAAATTTGAAGATGCTAATAGCTCTTTGAAACCAGCATTAGAACACTATATAGAACCAAGTGAAAATTATAAAAAAGAATTTACTTTGCAGAAAACGATTCGGGATGCTTTTGGTAAATCTGGGGTCAATTACTCTACAATAGCAGAGCATCCTGATTTTAAAAACTTAAAATATTTTGGTGAGCCAATCCCTCAATATATATGTACAATGTTTGTTGATATAAAAGGGTCAACTGCATTATCTTTAAAATATCCACTAGACTTTATTTATGCATATAAAAATATCGTTATTCAATCTTGTATAGAATGTATTAGAGCTTTTGATGGATGTGTCCATAGAATTATGGGAGATGCTGTTTTAGGATTTTTTGGATCTAAAGAAATTTCTAAAGAGCAGGCAATTCTAGACTGTATAAATTGTGCATCAGTATTGAATTTATATCTAATTCAAACATTGAAACCGTCAATTAAAGAAAAATTTGATTTTTTTGATTTGGGGGATTTTGGTTTTAGGGTTGGGTGTAATTTTGGTGATGATCATGAGGTACTATGGGGTAATTATGGTTTTGGTCTAACAGGGGAAGTCTCTCCAACAGGATTGCCAGTTGATTTGGCTGCAAAACTTCAATCCTTATCAAGTGATAATAAAATTATGCTTGGAAAAGGTTTACTTGAATATTTTAACTGGCCTAAGTTTTTTTCAGAAGCGAAAGTAGATAGAGATACTCATAAAGAAATAATATATGTTACTCCAAACTATCCATATCCAGCGAGTAATACTGGTAGTCTTGACTATTTGATGATGGAATTAAAGCAAGATCAATATATCAAAGGATTACCATTCCCATTAGAAAGTAAAGAAGCAGTAATTGGGTCTGGATTGAAAAATAATCAAAAAATTAATCTTATATGCTCAATTAAAGAAAGTGATAGCCATATATGGATCGATTATTTGAGTTCATCAAAAGTACTAAAAATAGGCTCAAAAATAAAATTTAAGCTGCTAGTTGATAATGATTTATCACTTGGTTTTCCATTAAAAATAAAATTTATAAAGGAAAATAAAGAGGGATTTGGAACTAATCATCCTGAGATGATGCAATATTTATATGAAAAAGATGAAGAATTTAAGGAAATGAAGTTTGATTATAAAAATGCAGGAACATCTTATATATTACCTCAAGAATACGAAATCAGTAGAGATTGTATGTATAAAGGGCTGCATAAAATGATTTGTGAAGTACGCAATAGTTCAAATGCTCTAATCTTTAGAGATATTGTTCATGTCCCAATTGCTTAATTTTGCATAAAAGCCCATCAAGGGCTTTTTTTAAACTCTTTCTAAGTTTCGTGCAACTGGAATACATACATCAAAAGGAATCCCAATCTTTTGCGTAAGAGCTAAGAAGAGTAATGCATTTATAAATTTGGTGTAGTTATGCAAAAGCGCATCATCTAGCCTATATTCATTCGCATGTGTAATGTCATTTCTTAGTGTGCATATAGTGCTTATGTCAGATTTCTGAAAAGATAGAAATTGTTGAATTTCTGCTGGGATGGAAGAATAAAAGTCCTCTAAACACTTTGTTGTATTATATTTTGACTCATTTACTTTCATGACTCTGCTAGCAAGGTCTTTAATTTCACTATTTTTCTTACCTAGTTTTTTAGCTAAATAAGATCTTGATCGCTTTAGAATTTCATTTAGTAGGTTTTCATCTACATAGGGTTTTTTCTTATAAGTTAATTTTTCAAGTAGCCTGAAATAGCCTAGAAATTTTTCTTCATCAGATTTCATACGTTTATATCTAAGATATCGCACAAATAGTAGCTGATCAGCATTAGAAAGTTGATAGTAATTATTAAAACTCTCTAGAGGTATCTCTTTTAAATTTGCAAAGGCATGGTTTAAATTTAATGCTAAGGGTAATAATGGAGATTTGATATTTATATTTTTATGAAATTTTGAGGAGTAAACACATATCATTGAAGCACCTGAATATAATTCTGATATCTCAATAGTATTTATATCAAAATCAGAGTCAAAAAATAGTGTCATAAGATTGTAAATCTTATCTATTTCTTTACTGATAGTATTTGTAGATATTAAGTTTTCGAATGAAATTCTTAATCTTGGGGGTATTTTAATTCCTGCTTGGAATGTATCAGGATCGCTATATATTTTAATTTTATAAGATAAATATAAATCACCGTAATTTTTTAATGATTGATTAAATTCAATAATTGGTTGGTAGGGATCAACTTCATGTATTGAAAAAGGATTAAGAAGTTTGTGTTGTAATTTTGTATATATTAACCATTTATTTAAAGCTGGGGAATCTATAGTGAAACTATTGATTATATTTTCTGTGGGTTTTAGATTTTTTCCTCTAGAGCAGACTATAAAACCAATCTTAAAATTACATTTCAAATGGTTTGTATTATTTAATGCTATACTTTCTAGATTATTTATTGATAGCTCAAATAATATAAAATTATGTTGAAAATCGAAGCACTCAATATATTCTGAATCATAAGAGATATTTGTTAATCCTCTTTCACTCATAATTAATAGTGTGCATTCTTTGGGAGATAGGAAAAGTTCACCTGCAAGTAATTGATTTCCATCCCTTACCTTGACATTAAAAGTATATTCTTTATTGAGTTCTAATAATTGATTTGGATCTAGCAATTCCAGTTTCTCTTTTGTACAGTAATATTTGCTAGCATAAATCTAAATAGAAATATATAAAACAAGAATTTACAACATTTCAGCAGGCGTTTACCGCCTGCTTGATCAGTACCTTATCCATTCATCGCCACAAAATCTTGCTTTGCAATACTGCATTGCTTATCTAGGTACACAGCCAAATCTGCAATATTCACAAACCACTTCGCTTGCTTGTTGTCAGGTTCACTTTTAAACACAGGAAAGGGTAGATCCTGTGAGTTGGCACGACGGTTCGCGTGTTTGATATCCATATGTGGGAAATAATCATTCACCACGGTTTCAAGCAGAACTACTGGAGAGCCATAGCGCAACATCAAAATATGATACGAACTGAGTTGAAGCTGATTATTGAACATCGTACTTCTCCAGGGCAGACTTAATTCGGTTAAAGGTGTTCAGATCCACTTGCACAGGTAGCACGTGCGGGCCAATAAAGTGAAATGTCACTCGATGTTCATTGGTATGTGTTTGCAGCACTACATTATTGATATTTCTGAGGTGTACCACGTGTTCGACATGGTTCAGGTCTATAAACTTCAACATCAGAACTTCTCCAGGCAATCAACAATTAGATATGCAGAAAATAGCAGTCCGCCAAATGAAAACCCCAAGATTTTATTGGTCATCGATCAAGCCTCCAGTACTTTCTGTGAACGGATTGCATCCCATGTTTTTTGAACCCATTCAGCCTTTTCAGTCAGGTCGATAAATTCATAATCATGAGCAGCAGAGATAAAGGCATTAGCTTGTGCAACAGCAGTGTTGAACTCGTGAGCGGAGCTTGCAGAAGCAATATTTTTAATTGCAGATTCGATCTGAGTAATAGCTTTGTTTTTGTAGAAAGCAGCATCTTGTACTGGTTGAGCAAAGTCTGCTGCGAATAGACGTGAAATGACAATTTTGTCAAATTGGTCACTTGAAGTTAGATGATTTTTTTTCATAGCTTAAAACCTAAGTTAGATTAGATATTAAATAAGCTAAGCCATCTTAGATTTTAAGTCAACAATAATTCTAAGCTATCTTAGAATTATTTTACATTGATATGAATTATAAGAATTTTTTAGATGGTTCAAATTTTCCGATATATTTTCCTTTGTAAACGCAATTTTCTGTTAAAGGAATGATATTTGGTTGGAAGTTTGGATTTAAAGCTTGTAAATACATATGATTAGGCTCCCTAACTAAAGCTTTAAAAGTCGCCTGATCATCACATCTTACAACAACCATTTCACCAGTCTGAACAGACTCAAGTTCGTAATCTGGATCGATACAGATAAAATCTCCATCTTTAAAGTGAGGTGCATTACTTGTGCCTTGCACGATCACATAAAAGCTGTTTTTTCCTGCATTTGGTGGGGCTGGAAGCCATTTATCAATTTCATGTGCTTCTAGTGCTCTAACATTTGTCCAATTCCCAGCTTGAACAAAATCCAAAACAGGCAGCATTCTTGAGATCGGTCTAAAATCCCTAACTGATTCACTTACTTCATGTTGTCCGTATTTAATATATTCGATAGATGAATCAAGCATTCTTGCAAGCGTTTCAAGGTTTTCATACTTGGGTTCGTTTACATCTTTTTCCCAAAAACCGACTGTAACATCAGAAACACCAACTAAATCTCCTAATTTTCCTTGAGTTAATTTTTTCTCTTTTCTTAATTTTTTAATTCGAGAGCCGATGGTTTCCATAAGAGAATCTCACAATAAGTATCTAAGCTATCTTAGCTATTGACTATCAAAGATAAGTTGTGTCTAATTAAATCTAAGACAACTTAGATTTTGAGGTTAACATGACTCGTCAAGAAGCTATGAAATTGCTTGGCTATAAAAAACTGATCCAGCTTGCAGATGGGCTTCAACTGACAACATCTGCAATCGCACAATGGCGTGATGATGAAGACATTCCAGATATTCGTGAATATGAGATCAGAGAATTAGCAGCTGGTCGTACTCCAAAGCGTTTACTTAAGTCGTCTAAGCAAACTGTAGCTCGTCCAAATAATTAAAAAAATGAATGAAATTCGGAGTTTTAAACATGAAATTAACTAGTTTACAGCGTCGTGATATGACTGTGATGTCATTGGGTATGGCACTAAAAGCTGCTGTATATCGTCACAATGATGATTCGATGATGGCTCATATTGCTGAAAAAAATGGGTTTAACATTAATACGTTTCGCAGTTCATTGAACCCAACTACACCCACCCATAAGCCGAATATCTTTCACCTGGAAGCGATTTTGTCTGAAACCCATGATTATCGCATTATGGACAGCATTTGTGCCATTCACGGCAATGCAGCATGGTTTGAATTACCTGAAATTGAGGTCTCAAGCCAAGCTGATTATGTTTTAAAAATTGGAAAACTGGCCAAAGAACAGGGCGATCTATCACAGTCTATTGCTGCCGCAATTGCAGATAACGTGATCACTGAAGATGAGCTGGCAATGATCCAAAAAGAAGCCTATGACCTGATTCGTATTGCATCAACTCTTTTGGCAATGGCTAAAAACCATCATGAACTTACAGGTGAAAATTAATGGCATTAACTTTTGACCAGGTGCGTGATACAGCTTTAGGAAAATGGAAAGATCTTATTTTTCCTGCTTTTGCCATCACTGTTCCTGCTAAGAAAAATCAACATGGGCCATGTCCGATTTGTGGTGGTACAGATCGTTTTCGCTGTGATGACAAACAAGGCAAGGGTACTTTCATCTGCAATCAGTGTGGTGCTGGAGATGGCTTTGAGCTGATTGTCAAAGCACGTGGTATAGATCGGGCAGATGTTCTGAAAGAAATTGGCGCTGTGCTGGGGCTTTCAAGCGAAACCAAAGTAACAGATGCAGATCGTAAAAAATGGCGAGAAAAAGCTGAGCAGCAGCGACTACAGGCGGAAATGGATGAACGTAAAGCTCAGGAATCTGCCGCAAAACGTGCCGAACGTACATGGAAAGCCAAATCTGTAGATCGTGATTGTCCATATTTAGATCGTAAACAGGTTAAAAATCACGGCTGTAAAATCAACGGAAAAGGCAACTTGCTTGTACCACTTTTTGACATCAGCGGAAAAATTTGGAACGTGCAAGAGATCCATGCCGATGGCCATAAGCCATATTTACCAGGTGGACGAGTTAATGATTGTTTTTACATCATTGGTGAAATCATAGATCAGCATCAGATTGTTTGTATTGCGGAAGGTTATGCAACAGCAGCTAGTATTTTTGAAGCAACAAGCTATACGACAGTAGTAGCTTTCCAGTCAGGCAATATCGACAAGGTAGGTATTGCGATTCGTTCTAAATATCCAAATTTACAGCTTGTTTACTGTGCAGATGATGACAGTGCAACGTTAAACGCAGGTCTAAAAGCTGCCAATAAAGCTGTGGCTGCTACAGGCGGCATTATTGTATTACCCGATTTTAAAACAGTGGAGCACGTATGAATCTCGAAGAAAATAACGAGCAGCCACAAGCCAAAGTTAAGCCACCATCTGACTTTAACGACCTGCATGTACTTGCAGGGTTAAGTGAAGTTCGTCGGCAAATCAAAGGCGCAATAGAGTCTTCTGATTTTGCTATTGATTTTCCCCACACCCCTTTAAATTCAGCTAACCACTTTTCGGGTCAAATTATCGAAAATGGTGCGGAAAATAATGAATTAAATCAATATGATGAATTTAATTTAGATTTTTCTCCGCCAATGAATGGGCATTCTGAATCTGGCACGGCAAAAACAGAGGGGAATGGGGAAAAAACAGACCCAATTAAAGATAAAGTTCATGAAAAATTACAGGATGCTTTACAGCGTTATGCTGTTATTGCATGCAGTAATGACGCTTTTGACTATAAAACTAAGCATAAATTTAAAATTTCATCGCTCAAACATACTCTAAGCAGTGTTTTTAAGATTTGGTACGCCCATGACGACCGTAAAACGATTGAGAAAGATGAGGTTGAGCAGCTTTTAACTGAAAATGCGGGTTCTATTGCACCGAATATGAGTAAAAATTGTATTTTGCTCAAGGGCGAAACTTTCATTTATGACAAGTCACTCAATCGTGTTGTGTCATGGTCAGCAGCGCAACTGATGTATCCAAAAGAATATAAAGAATGGATTGAAAGTCAGACTCGTAGTGAAATTGACTATGAAAAATTGATTTTTGACCCGACCCAAAAAATCGACATTGACCCAAACTACATCAACACCTTTGACGGCTATGCTGCAAAGGAGCTACTGGATCAGGAGCAGAACCGACTTGATCATAAGCAAGTCGTATCTCGTTGTTTGGGGATACTAAAAATGATTCATAGTTTATGTAATGGAGATAAAGATATTCAGCGCTGGCTGCTTCAGTGGTTGGCCTATCCGTTACAGAATGAAGGTCAAAAGGCCCATAGTGCCGTGCTTATGGCAAGTCATATTCAAGGTTCAGGTAAAACTACATTATTTGAAAAGGTAATGGGTGGAATTTACGGTAAATACCATCGTGTAATTACATCTCAGGAACTTGAAAGCCCACAATTTAACGGCTGGTTAAACAATGCAGCCTTTATTTTTGGTGAGGAAATTGCCACGAATGCCACAAAATACAATGTCACACCTTACCTGAATGCTCTCATTACAGCCAAAAGTGTCACCATCAATGAGAAGCAGAGGCCTCAGAAGCAAGTCCCTGCATATTTCAACATGGCATTTGCATCAAATGAAAATATTCCATTTCCCTTGCAGGGTGAAGCTCGTCGATGGTTTGTCATTGCACCGCAAAGCAAACTTGATGAGGAACTTAGTCAGCAGGTTTATGCAGAGATAGCAGGTGATGGCTTAGATGCGTTTTATACGTGTCTTTTAAATGTACCTTTAGATGATTTTAAGCATGACAAGCCACCGATTACCGATGCAAAGCGGGCATTAATTAATGCCAGTAAGCGTTCCATCGAGGTTTTTATTGATGAATGGTTGATTGGTGAGACCAAATATCCGTGCATTAGTTGTAAAGCACAGCAGCTCTACGACGCATATAAAGAATGGGCATCTTCAACACTTGAACATAAATATTCATATCGAAAATTTACAGAAGATCTTAAAAAGATTGATGGAGTTGAATTACTTGATAAACAGAAATGGAGGTACATGCGAGAGGAGGGACAATCTTTATTCGTAAAAGTCGGTGAAGTTCCAGAGGAAAAGACTGCAATGAACTGGTATGGCGAGTGTATGAATGAGTTTGAAAAGGGGACACCAAATGTGCTTGACAAATAATTGTGCAAATCCTAAGATTTGCCATGTAAAAACAATGGTTTATAAACCATGTCAGGTGAACGAAGGGAATGACAAAAAGCCTTGTTCACCTGCTCGTTCACCTAGTAATACACTGAATTTAAAAGTAATTCATGTTGCAGGTGAACGAGAGAACAACTTTTCACGCGCGTACGTGGGAAATTATTTTTTATCTCTCCTTATTTTAAATTTTCTATATAGCCACTCTGTATTTATTTTTTTTGCTCTTACGCGCGCGCGTATTTTTATGTTCACTCGTTCACTTTTAATAAAAAAATATATAAAAACAAATGTTTATCAGGTGAACGAGCAGGTGAATGACTGTTTTTCTCGTTCACCTAATTCACCTGTCGTTCACTTACGTGTTGTTTGAGGGCTATCCAGTGGAAAAATTACTACGTTATTTAAATCCAAAGACTGTGAATTTTGATGCAATGCCTTCAGGTGGAGTTCCTTCACTGACAGCAGCTGATATTTGTATCATGATGAGCTATGCCAAACTGACACCAATGCAAGATAATCTAGTTCGCTTAAAGTGCTTTGGTGCAAACTCAACTGAGAATATTAAAAAGTTTGCATCTGTATTGCTTGCTAAGTACCAAGATCAATTTAATCAAAAAGATTTATCCAGTATTTATCATTTGGCTGTTATTCGAGTGGCATTGATTGAGTTCTGCAAAGTTCCAGCAAATTACAAGCCGACTGAACGTAGTCGTGAAGTACTATCTGGCTTTAGTGATTCAACTGTACGTAAGCATTTAAAAAAACATATTGATGCTGTACTTGATGATCTGAAGTATGAATATGAGTTAGGCGAGGAAAAGATTTTTAGTCAGCTTTATAAATCTAAGTGAAATTAGATATTGACACAAAAGCAAATTTGAATTAATTTTTCACACACTGGATAATTGTATTTTACGCTGTAGTTTCCAGTTAATCGTAGTTCGATGACCGCTTGTTCTTTCTGAGGCAAGCGGTTTTTTTATGGAAAAAATTTGTATGACCAAACGTCCACCACAACGAGCGCCCCGCCCATGTTTGGTGGGCAGTTGCAAAGAGTATGCAAGCAACGCAGGCTACTGCGACAAACATCAAAACAAGATCCGCAAGAAAGACCGAGAGCGCGGCACAGCACATCAGCGTGGTTATGGTGCAGAGTGGAACAAGAAGCGAGAAGCATTCCTCAATCAAAATCCACTGTGCTGTGATTGTAAGAAGCGTGGCTACATTGTCCCTGCAACCGTGGTCGATCACATCGTACCGCACAAAGGCGACAAGGTTTTGTTTTGGGATGAAACAAACTGGCAGCCACTCTGTGAAGCTTGCCACAACCGCAAGACTGCAACCGAAGATCGTGGCGGCTGGTCTTACAAAGCACCAGTGACCAAAGCTAACCGCGAAAGCGTGAACGAGTTTGAAGTTGGTCAGGTGGTCGTCACTGCCACAGATTACATCCGTGATGCACTGGACTGTGACGACAAAGAACAATTCACCATCACCGAAGTTGACGGCAAAACCATCCATGTGAGTAACGGCTTAGATGGTGGACGTTATCACCACTCACACTTCAAGGCGGTGCAGCATGAGTGACCGTAACCTTGTACGGCTTGGCTGCCTGTTGTTCTTCATGTGTTGGTTGGGTGCAACCCTGAGTCAGTGAGAATGAATATGCCAAACAAGAAACGCTTGAGCGTGGGTGATCCTGTTGTGTACCAGAATGATCTTTACCCTGCGTATCACAACATCGGTGTCGTGACTGAGGTCAGTACCAACACCTTGCAAGTCTTGTGGGACAAAGAACAACAGCCACGCATTGAACGACTGGATCGGGTGCGTAAAGCCAAAGCAAACGAAGTTCAGGCACAGTGCAGAATCCTCTGAAATATTTAGGGGTAGGGGGTCGAAAGTAGAAAAAATTTCACCTGAAAAGACCGCCCCCTCGTCAAATTTTTGTGTGGTCAAAATTCCATAGGGGGGTATACCTCCAATATTTAACGAGTTTCTAATTTTTGGAGGTACTTATGACCGCTGGTCGTCCTCCTAAACCACTCCAAGAAAAAATGCTCAGTGGCAGCCGCATCCGAACAGACCGAGATGCCGATGCACAAGTGGCAAATGCTGCGGTGGATTTGGGAATGCCGCCTTGTCCTGGTTGGATTAAAGGGGCAGCAAAAAAACATTGGGAAACGCTGGGGCCAAAACTGGTTCAGGCAGGTTTACTGAGTGTGGTCGATGGCGATGTGTTCGGCTTGCACTGCGACAACATGGCAGCCTATGAGCTTGTATCTGAAAAGCTACTCAAGGTCGATGACTGGGTTTCAAAAACACCGAATGGTTTTGAAGTGCAGGCAGCATGGCTTCAGATCCGAAACAAGCTTCAGGAAATGATTATAAAAACTGCCCGTGAATTTGGCTTAACCCCTGCGGCACGCTCCAGTGTGAAAGTGAACAAGCAACAGCAATTGGATTTGCTCGGTGCAGATGCAGCGACCAAACCTGATGATGAATATGAAAATTTTGGTATCCGTTCTTAATAGCGAGTTTTTATGCGTGATTATTTCAATATTGCGCTCCAGTATTGCCTAGACGTGCGCTCTGGAGTGCGTACAGCAGGACAACTGGAAAAACTGGCAGTTAAACGCTTTTTGTCCGACCTATCTCGGTCAGGGTTCAAGGTTGAAACTGTTGGGAACGAAACACGGGAGCTGCTGCACAAACTCAAGTTTAAACCTGACCCCGATGTCAGTTTCGAGTATGAACTCAATACAGAGCGCGCACATCATGCGTGCTTTTTTATTGAAACCTGTCCACATGTCAAAGGCAAACTGGCAAAACTCAAACCCGATGGGACACGGCACAAGCTGATCTTAGAACCGTGGCAGGTGTTTGCAACACTGAATATTTTTGGCTGGGTGGACATGGATGCCAAACGACGTTTCTTGTATGTCTATATCGAGGTGGCAAAGAAAAATGGGAAGTCTACTTGGCTGGCTGCAATTGCCCTGTATCTTGGATTTATCGATGGTGAAATGGGTGCTGAAGTTTACACGGCAGCTACATCACGCGATCAGGCAAAAATTGTTTTTGAAGATGCAAAAAAGATGGTGGAGTTCTCTCCACGTATGCGTGAGCGTTTCGGCATTGATTATTCACAATATTCAGTGTTCCAAACCCAAACAAACAGCACGCTTAAAGCGTTATCACAAGATCGGGGCGGCACAAAAGACGGTCTAAACGTCCATGCGGCCATCATCGATGAGCTGCATGCTCATAAATCCTCAGACATGTATGACATTGTGGCAAACGGTGTAGCTGCACGTGAAGAACCACTGATTTTGGCGATTACCACAGCAGGAGATGACACCACCAGTAAGTGCTACCAAGAACGGCAAGTGGTGGTGGACATTCTCAAAGGCAAAGCCCGCCATGAGCAGTATTTTGGCATGGTTTTCTGCCTAGATCGGGGTGATAACTGGCAAGATCCAAAGGTTTGGCCCAAAGCAAACCCCAATTACGGCATTTCAGTCACTGAAAAATACCTGAATTCGGTCTTTGCAAAGGTCAAAGTTAGCCCAAAACAAGAGGGCATTACCCGACAAAAACACCTCAATGAATGGGTTGGGGCAGTGGATGGATGGATTGCTCCATCGGTTTGGGAGGGTGCAAAGCGTGAAATTTCTGAATCTAGCTTTGATGGTCAGGTCTGTTTTGGTGGTTATGACCTCGCCAGCCGTCTTGATTTAGCAGATTGGGGACGTTTACGACCTCGTCTGGAAGGTGGCAAGGTACATTGGTACATATTTGCAACGCATTATATCAATGAGCTGAGGGTGGACACCAAAGAAGCCATTAACGGTGAAAAGCGTCCTGATGAATATCCAGTTTGGCGTGATCAGGGGCATTTGATTGTAACTGAAGGGGCAACAACGGATTTTGATCAGATTCAGCAGGATATTGAAGATTTTCACACCAAAAATCCATTTTATGAGCTGGGACACGATCCATACCATGCAGCGCAATTGACATCAAATTTGTTGGATGAAGGCATAAATGTGATTGAAGTTCCACAGAATGTTCAACATTTATCTGAACCGATGCGCTGGATTGAATCGTTACTTGCTGAAGGTCGGCTGCATCATGATGGTGATCCAGTTTTGCAATGGTGTGTATTGAATGTCGTAGTACGTCCTGATGTTAAAGAAAATATCCTTCCTCGTAAAAGTTCACCAGGTAAAAAGATTGATGCAGCCGTTGGGATGATCATTGCTGCAAGTCGGGCTATGCATTATGACAATGAAGATGTGTTTGATTTAGTGCCTGGGGAGCATGCCGATGATTGGGATGCGGATGATTACATAGCAAATATGGTGGTAGGGCGACGATGAGCGCAAAAACAGCAAAGCAGCGCCTTTTGCAATGTCAGCAATATGACTTGAAGCAATCGGCAAATAAACGTCCCGATGTGCAAGGTCGCAGTACAGGTCCATCGGGTCAAAGACGTGGCAATTTGATTGATTTTCCACGTTCATCCAGTCCGATTGCCCGAACTGCAACCTTTGATCGGGCAATGACCCTGAGCGCAGTCTTTGCCTGTCATAAGATTCTGGCTGAAACGGTGGCAAGCCTACCGATTGAGATGTTTATTTTTGACAAAAATCGGTTGCGTACACAGGTATTTGACCATCAGATTATTCGCCTGTTACGCAATAAACCCAATGAAAATCAGACCAATATCGAGTTTAAAGAAAACCTGATGCTGAACCTGATCAACGGCAATGCCTATGTGCGTAAGTATTACTATCACCAAGAGCTGAATCAGCTTGAAGTGATTAACAATGCCGAGGTCATTCCCAAGCTCAACACCCAAAACAAGCTTGAATATCACGTCACCTATCGCGATGGTACGAAAGAGATCCTGAGCAATAAGGAGATCTGGCACTTAAAGCTGTTCGGTTCGGGGTTGGTGGGTATGTCACCGTTAGCCTATGGTGCGAGATCCATCGGGATTGGCTTGGCGGCTGATGACAAGGTGGGGCGGGTCATGGAAAACGGGGCAAAGCCTTCGGGGACATTATCCACCGAGAAATCTTTGAAAAAAGAACAACGCCAGGCGTTACGTGAAGAAATGACAGGGCTAGTCGAGGGCGATGACTGGTTTTTGCCTGTACTTGAGGGCGGTTTAAAGTTTGAAAAAATTAGCCTGACCCCTGAAGACATTGAGCTTTTGGAAACCCGTCGATTTACGGTTGAGGAAGTCTGCCGTTTTTACGGTGTACCAAGTGTGCTGATCAACGACACCAACGGTTCAACCACATGGGGCAGCGGCATCGAGCAGCTTGTCGAATCATTTTACCGTTTTGGGCTGCGTCCGTACTTTGAACGGATTGAAGAATCTGCCCGATTGAACTTACTGGAGCGTGTCGATTGGGACACCTACGAATTTGAGTTCAAGCTCAAGGATTTGTTACGTGCTTCATTTGTCACCCGTACCGATACCAATCGCACACGGATTGAAAGTGGGCAAGCCACCATTAACGAGGTTCGCAGAGAAGAAGGTTATACCCCTGTTGAGGGTGGCGATAATCTGATGATTGCAGCCAATTTGATTACCCTTGATCGCGTGGTTCAGGGGAAACAAGAGGTAAATAATCCATGAATCATAACTTGTTACGCAGTTTACTGATGCGTAATACACAAGTGCAGATTCCAGATGTGCAAACGCGACTTTTGCCATTTCAGGATATGCAGTTGCGTTTTAATGAACAACAAGATCCGAGCCAGCCTTTTGAATTTGATGGCTATGCAGTGCGTTGGGACAGTATCAATTCGCATGGTGAGAAGTTCTTAAAAGGTGCTTTTACAGACTATATCAATGCAGTCAAAGTGGGCAACATGCGTTGTCACATGTACTACAACCACGGTTATCAGCTTTTGTATGTTGATCCAAAGTATGCCATGCGAGTTGGCAAGTGGTTGACACTGGAGGAGGATGACATTGGCTTAAAAGTTTCAGGTCGTATTACACCAGGGCATAGCTTGGGCAATGATGTGCATGCCATGTTGGCAGATGAAACCATTGATGGCTTATCGATTGCATTCTTTCGACCAGATCCGATGGACGTGGAGGACAAAGGGGATTATGTCGAGATCCGTCGTGTCAGCTTGTATGAAATCAGTGTTTGTGATGAACCGAGTGATCGTAATGCTCGTGTGACTGCTTCCGATCTGCGCTCAATTGAAACTGAAGCCGACCTCAAAAATTTCTTACGTCGTTTTAATCTGGATGAAACTGCATCGGATGAATTGATTCAACGAGTTCAATCCTTTGGGAAGCCAGCTCCAGAACCTGAACCAAAAACTGATCCATTGTCTTGGCTTGACCAAGTTTAAAAATTATTGAAACAACCGATATAACCGCCTTTCAAGGCGGTTTTCTTTTTGCAAAAAGGAAATTGTATGACCGCTTACCAAAAAATGCCGCTTGCTGGTTTACTGCCAATTTATGCACGTAATGCAGGTGGACAATCTCTCGATCAACTTTCAGATGAATTGAAAAAACGTTTAAAACAGTTGGATGACGAAATTGAAAAACGTCAACAGCAGTTGGCAAATTTACCTGATGATGTCCGAGATGATTTAGAAAAACGTGCCACTGAAATTAACCAAATTGTTGCGGATATTAATCAGATCAAAACCGATTTGGTCAATCAGGCAAAAACCCGTACCAAAGAAGAATCAGACACAATTGCAGCGGTTTTAGTGCGTAATACTGAAGCACTCGAAATTGCCAAAACGATGCTGGAGAAACGCCAGAAAAACTCATCTGTCAGCTTTAATGGAATTAAAGCACGTAACATCATTACTTTGGGAAGTTTGCCATCAAACTACCAATACGCCAAAAATGATCTGAATCGTGTGCCATTTCAGCCATTAACGGTGATTGATCTGATTACCTGGGCGCCATTGTCGGGTGATATTGTCACCTTGCTCCGTGAAACGGCATGGAACTTGATGGCAGACATTGTGCCTGAAGGTGAAACCAAGCCTGAATCTGCAATTACATTTGGTACGCAAGTGCTGAATGTTGGTGTAATTGCACACTGGATTCGTGTGTCGAATCAGGTGTTGGCAGATATGCCAATGTTGGCGGCTTATATCGAGTCACGTTTGGCCTATGGTATTCGCTACAAACTCGAATATTTCGTGATTAATGGTCATGTTCCTGCGGCTGGGCAACCGAAAAACTTTAGTGGTCTGATGGAAACAGGTAACTATGTGACTGTTCCAGTCGATGCGGGCGATCAGGCTTTGGATGTATTGAACAAGGCAAAATATAAAGCCGCTGCATCTTTTGTTCAGCCCGAATGTTTCATTTTAAACCCACAGGATTGGGGCGCAATTGAACGCTTGAAAGGTGAAGATGGGCATTACCTGATTGGTGTGCCAACAGGTACAGGTATCCAGGCATTTTTATGGGGGCTACCTGTACGTTTTAGTCCAGTACAGGCTCAGGGCAAATACTGGTGCGGTAACTTGTCGATTGGTTTCGATGGTTATATCCGTGAAGATGTAGACACCCAAGTTTCTCTGGAAGATGGTGACAACTTCCGTAAAAACTTGGCGACAGTGCGTTCTGAAATGCGTGCTGCTGGTGGTGTGATTATTCCAGATGCCAATGTCGCAGGAAGTTTACCTGCATTTGTTACAGCACCAGATGCTCCAGTCGTGGTGGTCAATACCACGGCTGAGTTGAGTGGTACGGCTCAGGCAGGTTCTGTGATCCAAGTGAAGGGTGCAACTAATACTGTCATTGCAGTCGTTCTTGCAGATGATACGGGTGCATGGGCATTTACTCCTAACCCTGTGGCAACTGGAGACAGTGCAACAATTACCGCAACAGATTCATTGGGCAATGAATCTTCAGCAACCTCAATTACAGGTGGTTAAGGCCTTCTGTGATTTTTAAAAAGCAGCTTTCGGGCTGCTTTTTTTACCTCTTTTTATGTCACAAAAAGGCTATTTGTATGAGTGATTACAACATTACTTTAGAAAAAATGAAGCATTACTTGAGCGTTGTGCATGATCGTGATGATGAATTTATCAAATTTCTCATACAAGTGGCTTTGGAAGATGTTCAAAACGCGATTGATCGACGCTTTGATGACAATACAACATGGGGGAATGCACCTTTAGTTAATGCTGATGGGAATATTCCTGCACCGCTTGAAGCTGCTGTGAAGAAGGTCGTTGATGACTTATATCACAACCGTTCAGCACATTTCGACCAACAGCAATTTGATAATGAGGCGTTTACACGTCTCTTTAATCCATATCGGAAAATGGGGGTTTGATGATGCAATCAGGACAATTAGATACCCTTTTTGATGTTTTAGAACGTACACCTCAAAAGAATGCAGGCGGTCAAACCAAATATGAATGGTCTGTGATTGGGCAGTTCTATGGTGGCGTGAATCCTGTCAGTGTGAACTCATTTGTACAATCAAGTGTTCAAGGTTCGGCATTAGTTGCCCGTGTGGTAATGCGACCCGCTGACTTTCCAAATCTGACAGCAGCTCACCAGATCCGTGACGTTGATACCCAGCAGCTTTACAAAATTGATGGTGTCTTGCCAGTTAACAAAGGCAAACAAAGTCTGATGTGTACCGTGGGGAAAATCTGATGGATATTTCAGTTCAATTTGAGGGACTGGATGACCTTGCCAAGCAAATGGAACGTATGACCACACTTGCCAAGCAACGCCAGTTGACCCAAAACGCTTTGTTTTATGCCTCTAAACCGATGCTAGATGAAGTTAAGAAACAAGCACCAAAGGCAGAGAAGGCTTATTACCGATATTACCGTGGATCGGCATCCTCACGATTGGCAGGCAATCCTCAAGGTTCAAGAGTTTTGAAAAAGCCTGGCACATTACGCAAGAACATCACCCGCCAACGTGTCCGTTTAGCCGATGGTAGCGTTGGTGTCGGCATCTTGGTCAAGAACAAAGCATTTTATTGGCGATTTCTCGAATATGGCACACCAAACATGGTCGCTGTTCCGTTTTTACGTCCTGCTTTTGACCATAACAAAGAAGATGCCGTGGAACGCTTTAAAGAGCGTTATCGCGAGTACTTGCAGAAAATTATTGAGCATCGACAGTTAGAGAGTGGAGGTGCAAATGCTGGCGAGTGAGGTGGTTTATCAGACATTAGGCCCACTTTTTAATGATCAGGTTGCACCTGCACCACTAGCACAAGGTCAACAAGTTTCTGGCACATACGTGACCTATCAAAGTATTTCTGAAGAATCATTGGAAACAGTAAATGACTGGACAGGGCATGACCATGTACGCATGCAAGTCAATATTTTTAACCATGACAGCATTGAATGTGAGCGTGATAAGAATCGTGCAAAGTTCGCGATGCGAGATCAGAAACTGACGGCATGTGCCATTGCAGGTGGTCATTATGCTGGGTTCGATGAAACAACCCAACTTCATCAACATATTGTTGAATTTTTCATTTGGCAAAATGCCAACTAGGAGTAACACATGGCTGATAAGGCTTTAATTGATTCACAAGGAATCACAATCTCATTTAAATTACCATCTGCACAAGACTATGCAGAACTACTTGAAGTCACAGATAGTCCTTTACCCACCAAAAAACGTGAAACAGATGACGTGACCACGGTTAAATCTACGCACAAAGAAACCATTGCAGCAGGCGTGATCAGTGCAGATGATTTGGCATATGAAATTTTACAGGTTTCTGGGAGTGCCCAACAAGCAATGCTTAATGAGTATTTTGAAGATGGTCAAATGCTAGATTGGAAAGTTGAATTAGGTGACAATGTTGCTACAACTTATGCATTTCAGGGTACGATTACGGAGCTTTCTCCAGTACGTGCTGCAAACAAAAAGAACCGTTTTAAATTGACAATTGCCGTCAATGGTAAAGTTGAAGTTTCAACCACACCTTAATAGTTAATCTTTTAAAAGCCTGCATTTGCAGGCTTTAATTTTTTGGGAATAATGAAAATGGCACAAAATATAGTAGCAGTTGGTTTGGCAGCATCATTTCTTGCTTTAGCTGAAAATAAAGACTTTGTAAAAGATAAAATTGAAGGTCTTGGAGAAGTCGGGATTAAAAAGTTGAGCCTGGCAGAGCGTGATGCCTGGTTAAATGCAGCAGATGATTCAACTGCAATTTTGATTCAAGGTACGGTTTGTGATCCAGAAACAGGTGAATTGACATTAAAGTCGTTAACAAAAGAACAAATTAAGGGCATTCCAGCACCAATTGCCGATGAACTTGTAAAGAAAATTTATAAGCATAACGGTATTAAAACGGTTGCTGAGGTACAAGCTGAAAAAGAAGCAGGTCAGGAGCCAACTGAGTTAAAAAACTCAGATCCAACCGAGGCTTAAGATTTAAATATCAGCTTGCTTTACGGTTGGGTAGAACAGTCGCAGAACTCGAACAGACCATGTCTTTTGTTGAATTTAAGCACTGGCTTGCATTTGATGAGTTAGAGCCTATTGGTATGATTCGTGAGAATGCTTTTCAGGCAAGCATCGCTAAATCTGTGATTGATGCAAAATATCCAAATCATGATTTAGGTTTGACAGACTTTATGTTATGGCATGAAGAACCTGAAAAGTCAGTAGATGAAGTTCGTGATGCAATTCGAGCGAATATGTCTGCATATGTTTAAAATTTCTAAAAGTAAGTTATATTTTATTCCGTATAAAATACCACCTTCGTGAACTTACACCTCATTAGCTGGAGTCTTATGTCCAACTTTGGAGGTGCAGTTCATTCGGGTGGTTTTTTTATTATGTGGTATAAAGTTTAATTTGCGGCATTTATTTAAATTAAGTATATTCTTGCCTCTTAAAATAAGAGGTAAGAATAATAGTGAAAAATTTCATAGTATTACTAGCAAGTATATTTTTAACGCAATTTACATATGCAAATGTTTGTGAAGTGCCAAAGAGCAAACTGATTATTTCTCATCTACAGCTAGGTGCTTCCGCTCTAGATTTGGTTAAAAAATATAAAGGTCTTAGTCTAAAAAACTCGCAGAATAAACCTAGTGATAAGCTTCATCAAGTAGGTATGGCTGATGAGCTTGACCCATATCTTTTGCAAGGTCAGCCCGTTACTGGTATCAATTACATCGAGTATTTGAAAAAGAATTATGAAATTACCAGTTTTGGTGTTGGTTTAGATTTTGATGACTTTGATATAGCTAAGGTGAAAGAGGTAATAACGATATTGTATGGATTGCCTAAAAAAGGTTGGACAGTGCATAAAGATGAAGATATGAGATATGGAATGATTACAAACTATAATTATAAATGCGATGATTATTCCATCGTACTTCATCGGTCTGATTTAGGTACAACTATGCGTTTCTATGAAAAAGGATATGAATTGAAAGATAAATAGTCTGTTCACTAAGAATGATTAATCAAGTCACTCAAATCGAGTGGCTTTTTTTATGGGTGTTAAAAATGACAGATAGTGTATTAAGTCGCGTACAAATTTTGCTTGAGGCAAATACTGCAAAGTTTGAAACAGGTATGGCCAAAGCTGGAAAATTTGCAAATGACACAGCAAGAACTATGGTTAAAGGCTTTGGATCTATTTCATCAGAAGTTAACGACACACAAAAGCAAGTCAATACTCTATCTCAAACTTTTGAAAAACATGATGCTGAAGTCAAAAAGATTGCAAAAGCTTATGACGTTGCAAGTATTGCAGTAAAAAGCCTTTCTGCAATGGCCGCAGGTGTTTCTATTGCAAGCCTGACATCATTTGCAAATCAATATATGGAAAAAGCGAATGATATTCAAAAATATGCAAAGTTAGTCGGATCATCAACACAGCAATTTCAATACTATGCTGCAGGTGCAGAAGCTGCTGGCGTTAGCATGGAAAAATTTGCAGATATTGGTAAAGATGCTTTAGATAAACTTGGCGATGCGAAAGCAGGTCAAGGTGAGCTAATGGACTTCTTTAATCAGCTCGGGCCTAAAATTGGCGTTACGATTGCACAATTTAAAGATTTGTCTGGCCCAGAAGTTATTCAAAAATATTACAACGGGTTAAAAGCAGCGAACGTATCTCATGCTGAAACTGTAAAATTTATGGAGCAAATAGCAAACGATGGAAGTTTGCTTATTCCTCTTTTAGAGAATGGTGGCCAAGGCTTTAAAAAGTGGGGAGATGCAGCCAAACAAGCAAATGCAATTATGTCCGATGAAATGATTGCAAACTTACTTATTGCTCGTGAAAACGTCAAATTACTGACTTTACAGTGGGAAGGTTTTCAAGCCTCTTTAGTCAATGAAATTGTACCTGCTGTCAAAATTTTAAAAGACCATACTGGTGAGTTACAGGCTGCTGGTATTGCACTAGGAACTTATGTCGGTGGTGCATTAGTTATTGCTATAGGCAAATCTACCATTGCTGGATATGCAAAAGTAAAACAAATAATTGAACAAATATCGGTTCAATCAACTGCAATTCAACTCGAACGTGCTGCTGCTATACAGGAACTTCAAACTGCACAAGCTAAACTTGCCAGTGTTGAATCGACAATGGTTGCATTACAGGCAGAACGTGCACTTGAAATTCAGCGCCTAAAAGCACAAATTTCAGCACAAGGGCTTGCTGCATCTCAAACACGACTTGCTGAAATTAGTGTGATTGAAGCACAGGTTAAAACTGAGCTGACTGCTGCAAATACTGCACTTGCTACTTCACAGACACGTGTTACTGCTGCTCAAACTGCAAGTTTAGGTATTGGTCGTGGATTGCTTGCTGTTCTTGGTGGCCCTGCTGGATTAGCTATTTTTGCTGCATCTGTTGCAGCAAGTTTTTTGCTAATGAAAGATAATTCTGACACAGCAAAAGATGCACTTGAAGATCAAGGGCTAACAGTAGATGAGTTACGCAAAAAATATAGCAAGCTGAATGCTGAGCAGTTAAAACTGAAATCACTTGAGGCAGCCGATGCAATTGCAAAGCAAAATCAGATAATTTCAAGTTCGTTCATTGCGCTTAAACAATATGTGAGTGACTTGACTGCCCAGGGGGAAACAGCGCAGGCAAAAGCCCTTCAGCAATATTTATCAGATTTACAAGCGGGTGGAGATAAAGCAAAAAATGCTTTTTCAAATTTAGAAAAGCAAAATGTTATTAATCCATCAGGCATAAAAATGGTAGCAGAGTTAGGTGTAAGTGTTAGCCAGGCTCGTACAGAAATTGATCGTCAAAATCAGATACAAGATATTGCCCGTAAAACCACTGATAAAACAGTAGAGTCCCAAAAGAAACAGATTACTGTTTTAAATGAGACAGCCAAAGTTTTGGGATTGAATATTGAACAGTGGGGTAAGTTAACTGCTACTCAACAAGACTATGCCAAGAAAGTTGCTTCAGATGTTGGTCGCCAAGCATATATTGCTCAGAATATGAAAGGCGGAAAAATGACACGTGAGCAAGCTGAATTTATGGCAGCTCAACATGAAAGCATGGGGGTTTCTTTTTATACCAAGTTCAATCAGTCACAACAGCAAATTGCAAATAAGGCTTGGGCTGTTACGGATAATTTTACGCTAACATCAGAGCAGCGTAGAGCATTTTCTAAAGTTCAGCAAAATGCTGCAAAGTATAATTTTTCCGATAAAGAAAGCTTTTACGGGCTTCCATCTGGACTACTTTCAGCAATTATGATGAATGAAAGTCGCGGAGATACATATCGAAACGGAAAACTTTTAACATCGGAAAGTGGTGCTCAGGGTTCATTCCAGTTTCTACCAGGCACAGCCAAACGGTTTGGTGTAGATGTAACAAGTGTTGAGTCAAGTGCAGCAGGTGCAGCTAAATATCTTCAATATCTATATAAACGATTTGGAGATTGGGACAGTGCAATTGCGGCATACCATGCAGGTGAGGGTAATGTTGAAAAAGGCACAAATATTGGGTCAAGAACTCGAAATTATGTTCTTAATGCAAATAAGTATGTTGCGGCAGCCAATGGAAAAAGCACGGTAGATACATCTTTAACCTCACCTTCACAAGCTGAAGCACTTGCACAGCAAGCTGCTGCTGCGGAAGCAACCAAAGCTCAGCAAGATAAAGAGCTTGAAATTCGTAAGAAATATTACACTCAAGAGCAGCAGCTAGCACAAGACAATGCCGATGCCATCAAAGAGATTAATTCAACTCTGACAGGTTCAGCTCAAACAGATGCTTTGGCAAAACAGGCTGAATTGTATAAAAGCCAGCTTCAAACATTGCATGCCCAAGAGAAGGAGGAATATAACCAGCTACATGCCTTTGAAACAGATCGTATTACTCAGTTAAAAAATGAGTATGATGTTAAAAAACAACTTGTTGATGCGGACTTAACAAAAAGTAAAGCCGAGCGTGAAGATGCCAAGTCTGCACTTGATCGTCAGATGCAAGCTGAAATTGATGCGGTTCAGCGTCAAGAAGCCCAGCAGATCCTATCAGCTAGACAGGGATATGATGACACAATTGAAATCATGAAAAAGCGTTATGCGCTTGAACGTGATGAAATTGCTAAAAATACCCAAATGACTAAAGCTGCTCGTGATGCCTGGTTACAAGCAATTGATCTAACCTATCAGCATGAAATTAAAAATGCTGAATTAGAGAAAGAAGCTCGTTTACTTGCAGCACAAGAAGGTTTATTGACTGAATCTACAATGGTAGTTGCCCGTTATCAACTTGAACGTGAGCAGCTCAAAAATATTACAGGAGTCAGTAAGGAGGAGATTGATGCTCGCTTAGCATATCAAGAGTTAGCACAGCAGAAATCGCTAAAAAAATTGGTCGAGGATAATCAAAAAGCATATCGAGAAGCCTATAACTCTGCTTTGGGATTACCAACCAATCAGTTCGATGTGAATCATCAAACCGTTAAAGACCTGCAAAAAGGCAGTAATGAGTTACGTGATTCACAGCTTGCATCCAGTAATAATGCCCAGCGTAATCTAACAACTGATTTAAACGTTCAATATAGTCAGGGTCTCATTTCTGAGCAGGATTACCAGCAGAAATTGACTGATATTGTTCAGCAAGGTGAAACTGAGCGTGCTCAAGTTCGTGCAGATGCTGCTCAGCGTGAGCAGGATATTCAGAACGTATCTAAGCAACTACAACTTCAAACTGAACTTAGTTATGGTGAGCAAATCACTGGTTCTATGGTAGATATGCTGAAAAGTGCAGGTGATGAACAGTCTGGAATTTATAAGACAATGTTCGTTGCGCAAAAAGCATTTGCGATTGCTCAGTCTATGGTTGCAATTCAGACAGGTATTGCACAAGCTGCTGCGAATCCATTTCCAGCGAACTTGGCAGCAATGGCTTCGGTTGCTGCTGCAACAGCTAGTATCATCTCAAATATTTCATCAGTTGCCGGAGTATTTCATGGAGGTACAGACTATGTCCCAAAAGAGTCTAGTTATCTACTCGATAAAGGTGAAAGGGTTTTATCCCCACGTCAGAATCAGGACTTGACTAGCTATCTTGCAGGTAAAAGAGATAGTAGTGGTCAAGGTGGATCAGGCACAAACATCACCATCAACAACAACTCAGGCGCACAGGTCAATGCCCAACAGAACAGTGATGGTTCAATTACGATTGATGTTGTGGATCAGATGATCAAGCGGTCATGGCAGCAACTGAATAATGCCAATTCACGCGAAAGCAAGTCACTGGCACGTAATACCACGGCAAGGAGAAACCGATAATGAATCGTCTTGATCTTTGCCCGTTACAAGCCAGCTATAGCGTGCAGTTTGGTTGCTCAGTGCAGCGAGATCAATTACCAGGAGGATTCTCACGCTATAGCACCGTGACTGAATCTAAAAAGCATTTGGTCAGTATTGGCTATAAATTGACAGAAGCCGACTACCTGTACTTTCGGGCATTTTATTTGAACTGGCAGCTTAACCCGCTGCCTTTTTTTATGAAGCTGTTTATTGAAGATAGCGAGTACAAGGATTACATCTGCCAGTTTGTGCCTGACAGCTTTAACTTTGCTGAACTGAATGGGCGGATCTTCAATGTCAGTGCTCAGGTTCTTGTCGTGATCAGTCCTGTGATTGCCCTGACTTCGCGGATGTATCCGTTTCAGTTTCTGGAAAGTCTGGCGACAGATTTTGCACTGACAAATGGAGTACAGCGTCAGGTAATGAATCTCACGGATGCTGATGTTGAAGCTGTACAGACGGCATTTGCACTGTCACAAGCCACAATCCGTTCATCTATTGCGCTTTATCCCGATCCTGGTAATAGCAGTGGCTCAGGTGCAACAGGTGGGGGTGATCAAGCTGTGATTGATTCTGTTCAGACAGCATTCGCACTGACTGGCGCTCAAATTACAAAAGAAGTGAGGTATCTCAGTACAGGTATTGAAGCTGAAAATGTGCGTACATCCTTTGCACTCACAGGTGCCCAGATCACAAAAACGGTGAGTTATTTAACCAATACCATGCAGCCTGAGAATGTAGCAACTTCCTTCGCACTCACAGGTGTTCAGATTACAAATTTATCAATTGGGGAAATGTCATAATGAATTTCAAGCTGCACACTCAGCTCGGTGCAAAATTTAAACTTGTTGTACGTAAAGTTGGTGATAACAGTATTGTCCGTGAAACGGCATGGTTTCATAACATTGTATTAGATGCTGGTTTAGCACGCATGTCAGCTGGGACATGGATTGACCGCTGTTGTATTGGTACGGGTAACAGCACACCTGTTGCCACACAGACGGCATTAGATAACTTTATTGCCAGCACAACAACCAAACAAAGCTCTTCAGCAATATCCAATACAACAACAGCGCCTTATTACTATGGTGGTCGAATCACTTGGCGATTTGGTGAGGGAGTTGCAGCAGGTAATATCAGTGAAGTGGGTTTAGGTTGGGGAAATAGTAATCTCTGGAATCGGGCACTCATTAAAGATGCCAACGGTAACCCGACAACGATTACCGTATTATCAGATGAATACCTGGATGTGGTTTCTGAGATTCGTGTCTATCCAACTCAAAATTTATCAGGAGGCTTTAATTTACTTGATAAAACGGGTGCGGTCATCAGTACACATACATATACGGGAACCCCATTCTTCGCTGGTGCAAATTCTATCAGCTTTGATAAAGTGAGCCTCGGAACCAACAATAACGGAAATTATATTTATATCTCGCCAGGAACAACCACAGCCCTTGTTGTATCACCCAGTGGAACAATGATTCCCTATGTTCTCTCAACGAGCTATCCGACGGTAACTTCTGTGCGTGGGGTTTGGACAGTTGGCTTATCCGTAGCGAACCATGTACATCAGACTTTCTATGTTGGGATTAATGGACTGATTGATATTGGTTATTACTGTGGCTATAGAGTTCAAATATCCCCAACCATCACCAAAAATAGTCTACAGGTTATGACCTATACATTTGAACTGAGTTGGGGCCGCTATACAGGATAACTACCATGCTACCAGATCATACCTTATCTTCAGCCAGCATCTTCGCTGGCTTTTTAGTGCCTGATCGGGTCAATGACCTGATTGATTATGAATGGGGTGGTACGGATATTCAGGATGCATCCAGTGGTCTGCAAGTCAAAATCTGGACGTGTTTTTATCAGGATGGCTGGATCTGTATCACCGACAATGCAGGAATCATGCATCAGTTGCTTGAAGTGGCCCATCTCAGCCAACTGAGTTTTGCCTTTAGTTTTTCCATGCGTCCCTACGTGACTTATGTTGCTAATGGCATTGCCTATCTGTGGTGGTATGACACCACCATCAGTGCCTATGTCACCACAACCTATGATGCCGAGCACCTGACTCCGCAACTGGCATTAGATGACCACCGTGCAGAGCAGTCCGCCAATGCCGATGTGATCTTGGCCTATATTCGCAATGACACCCTGTACTACCGTCAACAGCGGGATCGCTTTCAAATCGAGTATGCGTTAGGCACAGCATCCGCCCTGGTGCAAATCGGTATGACCCGCAACTACCGCTTTGCCTTTGCCCTGAAAGCCGTGGTGAACCGTTTCAATATCTACTATGACCAGGCCATCATTGAACCGCGCAACATTGCAGGGGCACGCTTTAATCATCTGGATCTCTGTCCCTTGCAAGCTTCCTATGCCATGACATTGGGCAATAGCGTGATTCAGGCAGAAGGTTTAACTGACAACCGTTATCGGGCCAGCTTTGAGCAACTGGAGAATGTGGTCACGACCAACTTTAACTTGAGTGCTGATGATTACAGTTACTTCACTGCCTTTTATCGAGTCTGGCAGCATCTGCGTAAGCCATTCACCATTGATACGGTGATTGATACACGGGCATTACAACGTTACAAGGCACACTTTGTGCCCAACAGCATTGCCATGACTAAAAACGGACGCATATTTCAGGTCACGGCTCAAATGCATATTTTAAACAATGCGCTCGATCACGCAGCCATTCAAACCCTCGCGGAGTCACGCAATGAGCAATCAGCTTGAAGAATACCTGTTTGCCACACAGCCTGCCTACCTGATCGAATGTATCGAGATCAAGCACAGCCTGTGGGCGACCCCGCTGCACTATGTCACCAATATGGCCGATGGGGTCAGTGTCGGACACGACAGCAGTTACTTTAACTATGAATACGTACCGCTTCAGATCGACAAGGGCAGTAGCTCGGATGATCTGGATCAAAGTCTGAGTATTACCATTGGCGATCTAGGAGACATTGTTCCTGACCTGATTGATCAGATTCTGGATGCGGGTTCAACCGAGCGTCCACAAGTCACTTATCGTGCCTATTCAAGTCTGGATCTGTCTACGCCAATTCTGGTGATTGATAACCTCGAAGTCACAGACCAAAGCTCGGATTATCAGGGCACAACCTTTAATGCCGAAGCGCCAAAACTCAATGCAGTGGGGACAGGCTTGCTGTTTACCAAAGCCAACTTTCCAACCCTGATTGGCTTTTATTGAGGATTGTATGGATCTCACACTCTTTGAAAAGCGTTATGACGTTTTACGTTATCACTGCGTGCATTTTGTGATTGATGCAGCACAGTCACTCTTCGGTCAAGACTACTCCAGCAGCTTTATTGGCTTAACAGGTGCTTTAAATCAGGCGATCACCACATCACGGCAAACCGTGATTCGAAACAAACGACTGAAACAGCCACAGCACGGCTGTATCGTGCTGATGACCAGCCTCACAGGGGATAACCATGTGGGGCTTTTTTATGACGGCAAGGTGCTGCATCTCAGTGATAGCGGTGTGCAGTACGTCAGTTTAAGAGCGTTAAAAATTCACTATCTCAGGTTTCGATATTATGAGCATGTTCAGAATCTTTGAAAATCCACTGGATGCATCCAAAGTCACCATCGAGCATACGGACAACGTTCTGCATGCCTTCCTGATGATCAAAGCTCAGTATCCACAGGCCCGAATCTATAAGGGCAATCCTTGTGCTGAAAATGATGTGACCCCGCACGATAAAGCCACCGCTGTAGCTTTACTGAATGCCGATCCAGAAGATCAGTTTGAGGTGGTGTGTCATGCGGGGGCGGCAATTCTACCGTATGTGTATTATGCGGTGGTTGCAATCATGGCAGCCTATTCGCTGTACATGGTCTTGAACATGCCCAAGTCACGCACGCAAGAACAAGGCTCAAGTAACAATGACTTGTCCAGCCGCGCCAATAAACAGCGGCTTGGAGCACGGGTGGCGGATATCTTTGGGACAGTCAAAGCCATTCCTGATCTAATCGCAGTGCCGTTGTCTTATTACAACAGTGATGGGGTCGAGATTGAAGAATGTCTGATGTGTTTGGGGCGTGGTTATTATCAGATCAGTGAAGTGAATGACGGAGAAACCGCAGTCGAAGGGATCAGTGGCTCATCTGCATGTTTCTATGATCCTGGCACAAGCCTAATTGGAACACCATCATATCAGGCAGGTACAACATTCAGTGAGTTACCCTATACAGTTAAAAAGTCAGAATCGATCAATGGGCAAACTTTAAAATCACCCCATGATGTGAGCCTCAGTGATGTGGGGCTGTATTTTACATCGGGTGGAGCAATTCATCGAACCAATACCAATATCGATTTTACCGACTCTTTTGAAGTGGGTGATGGCATTGTAATTTCAGGGGCTGAGTTTGGGCAGAAGGATGCTTCATTATCTGGTTCGGCGGTTGTGAATGACAATCAGCAAGTGATTGTCACCAGCACCCAGAATATTGATGGTTATGCAGGTTTTAAGGGTTTAGTCCTGAGTGGGGCTTCAATCACCAATGTAAGCAGCCAAACTTATGATCTGTCAGGAAGCTTTGTGGTTTCTAGCGTGACTCGGACGACCAGTGGTTCAAATTATATTTACACAATCCAACTCAGTGATGCAGCGAACACAAATCCAAACTGGGCCAATGTCGATGCTGAATATACGCTGAGTGCTAGCATGATGCTGACCAATTCAAGCAATAGCATCAATCTGGATGAAACCTATACAGTCGGTGCAATACAATCAGACCGTATCACGCTTGCCAATGCATCATCAGTCAATAGCGACTGGAATAAGTTGGATACGTATTTTAACGGGACAACCCGTGAATTAAGTCCAGAGACCACAATTGCGTTGTCTATTGTGACCAGTAAATGGGTGGGCTGGTATTACCTGAAATTTGAGGATGCTGAAAAAGCCTTATTCAATTTCAGCTTTCCTCAAGGTATTTATCAGATTACCAATAAAGGCGCACAGAAATCTTTCTATGCGCTGATTGAAATCCAGTATCAGTATCTGGATGTCAATGGGGATGAAACAGGCGATGTACAGCGTTATTCATTTGTGCAGTGGGGAAATACGGTCGATGGCTTTGGTAAAAGCATCTACATCAATTTAGCAAGTGGTACACACGGGATTCGTTTTAGAGTCGCAAAAACGGGTGTAGGTATTACCAATAATCAAGGGTATACAACTTCAAAACTCAAAGATGTTTTTCTACTCAAGCAATCGACCCAAGATCGCTATGACGATGTGACCATTGTTCGGAGTAAAACACTGGCAACTGATGGCGCGTTATCGGTCAAGGAGCGTCAGATCAACTGCATTGCCACGCGTAAACTGTACAGCTATGCCACAGGACAAAAATCGGCGGCAATGACCGCCAGCAACAACTTTGCCGATGCAGTCTGTGCCTTAACGGTTGACCCACTAATTGGTCGGCGCGGTATCGACACACTGGACATAGAAAGCCTGTATGCCACGGCTACAGCTATTGATACCTACTTTGGCACAGCGATTGAGTTTAACTACACCTTTGACGATGCCAAGATGTCCTATGAAGAAACACTGGCTGCAATGGCATCGGTACTGTTCTGTGATGCTAGACGCGAATCCAACATCGTGTACTTTGCCTTTGAACGACCACAAGCGATTCCCACTTTACTGTTTAATCATCGCAACAAGGTTCCACAGTCGGAAAAACGTACCAGTAGCTTTGGCGTCAACAAAGACTATGACGGTATTCAACTGACCTGGATTGACCCTGATGACAGTTGGTCTGAAAGTGAGATCAAACTGCCGAATGATGATGTGATTAACCCGCAAAAAATTGATGCCAAAGGCGTGACCAACCGACAGCAGGCCTACTTGCTGGCACATCGCGCCTATAACAAATTGCTGTATCAGCGGCGAGCTGTGGAGTTTCAAACCTATCACGAAGCGGATCTGGTGACCCGCAACGATCTGCTACTGGTGGCCGATGACACCAAACAGCAGGTGATCAGCTCAGGGGCGGTACTGGATCAGGACGGCTTATACCTTCAGCTCTCACAAAGCTGTGAACTGGAGGCAGGGCAGAACTATGTTATTCACCTGCAACTGCCCAACAAATCCGTGGATGTGATTGCTGTGACTCAGGGCGATGATCAGCATGAAGTGTTACTGGCACGTGCACCCACGGCCAACCTGATTCTGGAATATGACGGCAATCTAAGCTGCACCCAGTACATCATCACCCATGATACGGGAGCTAGACGGGATCTGTTTCTGGTCACTGAAAAATCCAGTGATGGCACGATCACCGCAATCAACTACAGCGATCTGTATTACAACAACGATCAAGACTTTATGAATCCATAACACAGGACTAAACCATGAAATACAAAGTGATCACCCACCGCATTTACCGTATTGAACGAGAAATTGAAGTCGAATCGCATGAAGCAGCAATGCAATATGCTGAGGAGCTGCAACATGCTGAATTGCCCGATGATGCTGTGCGTAGTGATGATTTAGGCGTTCAGGAAATTACAGAAAGTTAGAAGAAGATTGATTATATAGCCCCTAAAAGGGCTTTTTTATTGCCAAAAATAAGGGGGGATTCATGCAGGAGCATGAGAAAACATTTCTGACGCTGTTCACGCTGGGTGCATTAATCGGTCTGGCAAAGTTGCTCGTCTCTAATGAAAAACTCACGGCCAGACTAGTAGTTGGTCGGACATTACTAGGCTCAGCCGTTAGCGTCATTGCAGGGGTTGTTGTGATTCAGTTCCCAGCAATTCATCCACTTGCGTTGGTAGGAATTGCATCAGGTTTAGGCATTGTAGGCAGTGCTTTTATTGAAACATGGTTAAAAGGTAAGTTTAAAAACTGGAGATAGTATGAAGTTTACAAATGATAGTGCATTGAAATATTTAAGCGTAAAGCTCCCATATTTGGGAGCTTTTTTAATTTTGGCAGCAAGCATTTTGCAGTGGACACTCGATTACAAAATCATGCCTTTGCAGTATCAGTTGATCGTTTCGACGGTCATTCTGCCGATGCTTTCACACCTGGGTAAAAAGATTTATCAGCCTGAATTACATGATGATCAGTCTGATTAAACACAATCAACTATGGCCGCCTTCGGGCGGTTTTTTTATGCATAGAGGAAAAGTAAATATGAGCGTAGATCAAACTCAACAGATCGCCCAGGCATATTCCTGGCTACGTGCTATGTCAGGTGGCACCTTGACACAGACACAAGTCACAGCAGGCGATGCTGTGATCGAAAAAAATGGACTGACTGTCTTTGCTCAGATGATCGGCTTTGAATTGCCAAAATCCAAAGTCACAGGGCAATATGATATTTCAGACAATGGCTATGCCCTGATCCGACAGTCTGAAGGTTTACGAACCACTGCTTATCTAGATACTGGAGGAGTCTGGACGATTGGCTATGGCACGATTAAGTACCCAAATGGTCAAGCGGTCAAGAAAGGAGATACCTGTACCCAAGGGCAGGCTGAATTGTGGTTGCAGAACGACTGTGAATGGGTGGATCAATGCCTGGATAAATATATCAAGGTCAATGTTACTCAAAATCAGTTTGATGCCTTGGCAAGCTTTGTGTATAACGTGGGTGAAACTGCATTTGTCAAAAGTACGTTACTGACATTGCTGAATCAGTCAAATTTTACTGCTGCTGCCAACCAGTTTGATCGTTGGGTGTTTGATAATGGTAAGCGCATTCAGGGCTTGGTGAATCGTCGTATGGATGAAAAGGATTTATTTGTAAATAATTGA